CACTACGGATGGTAGAATAATATCATTTCGGGTAACGCACGAAGGGAGTGAGTTAAAGCAGCAAAACGATGGGAATGGGTATTTAATGGTCAGTCTTCATGGTAAATCATTTAAAGTTCATAGGCTTATAGCATTAACTTATCTACCTAATCCTGACGGCAAGCCCGAAGTAAACCATGTTAACGGATTAAAAAGAGACAATCAGGCTCACAACTTGGAATGGTGCACGAGGTCGGAAAATATGCTGCATGCCATGAAAAGGGGCTTAGGCTTAAGCGGAGAAAGAAACAACCTCTCTAAGCTGACTAAAGAGAAGGTGCTTGAAATAAGAGATAGAATTTGGCGGGGAGAAAAAGGTATTGATCTTGCAAAAGAATTTGGAGTTAGGCCAGAAGCAATATCAAAAATTAAACTTAGAAAAAGCTGGAAGCATATTTAGAAGGAGCCAACGTTCCGAAGGAATTGCCCTAATAATTTAATAACAAAACCCACATCATGGAAAGAAAAGAGATAATAAACGAATTAGTAATAAATTACGAAGAAGGAGTTGTTATAATCGACCTGGACAAGCCCTTAACTTCAGAACAAAAAGCCATTAAATATCTATGGGACAAGGGTTTAGAAACCCATAAAAGGGAGGAAGAACAAAACACTTCTACAAAGGAAGAGACAGAGGTGACTTTAAACGTCAATACATTTCGAGAGGGCTGGTGTGTAGAATTTATGATAGGAGTACAGCTTTTTAGAAGTATGCAATTTAATGACCCTGAGAAAGCAGAAAAATATTCTAAAAATTTAGCCGAAGCTTTTTCTAAATTAATGTCCTCTGCCCAACAAAACAATAACAGTATAAGCGAAGAGGAGATAATGAAAATTGGCAACATCATGTATAAATACGATTTGAATGATGCTGAAGAAACTTATAAATGTGCTGAAGAAATACTATCCAAGCTAACCCAAGAACCTAACAAATGAGATCACGTAAACTTAAAAACATCAAAAAAGTCAGGCGTTTAAGAGATGAGCTATGCGGCACTAAAAACACAGGCAGGGCAAAAGTATTATTACTTAAGCTTCCTAATTTAACAGGGTATAAGATTGGCCCGTACGACTCTTATTATGGATCGGGTGCAAGCATCACAATTACACTTAAAGGGGGGTACGACTATTACTTTGGAGGATATGAAAGAATTATTTTCTATATAAAAGAAGCTGGATTACATGCTTATATGAAATGGATTAATCCCCCTAAGTAAACACCACTAACAAATAAAGAGAATGGAAAATAAAAGATTGTTCATAGATAAACTTGGGAAAAAGCTAATAGCATTTAAAAAGTCGGGAGGTGTTATACTTCATTACGGCATTCCTGTTGAAGAAATTAAGCAGGAGGGGTTTGGGGACAATTTTGGGCTAACAATGGATAACATCGTCCTCTACGACCACGACAAAGGATTTGATAACGGCTATCACACTCCAATCTCAAAACTAAAAAGCGCATTTAAAAAAGAAATAACATTAATTCGTCCTGAAAACATTCAGAAATTAACATTTGATTAACTAACCAATAAATAATCCCCCTAAAGACGAAGACAATGGAACAAACAAAATGGAACTTTAAAATATTCAATCATTATCTGAGGTTAACCTTAGAAAACAGATTTATTATTTTAGGTAAGCGTGAGGGTCAATGGAAGGAAATAACATTTAAACAATTTTAAACAGATGAAAACCAAAATTAATATAGACCAATTAAACATTCATTCCATAATAGGAGATCGTGTAAAATGGGAAACCGTAATCGGGAAAAAATATGAAGGCGAATTGATAGATTGGGATAATGGGACCGCTATAATCAAGATGGATAACAGAGAAACTAAAGCGGTAAATTGCTAATTTACTTTTGCGATAATGATCGATACGAAAATCACCCGTAGGGTATTGTAGTGAGAGAATGTTACGAAGTAATCGCCCTAAAACAATGATAATCAACAAGAAACAAACTATGAAGAGAGAAACAGAAATCGGATTACGAGAAATATTGTGTTCAGGCAACCACTTAGAATCTAAAATAAAATTAATTGAAGCCTTGTTTTCCTCCCCTCCCTTAACAAAAGAAAGCACCGAGAGCATAACAGAATTTATTTATGTAACAGCTAATCAGGATGTCGATTGGTATGATGAAGAAAACAACATTAACTACTTCAGAGAGGAAAGCGTTATTGATCTGTTAAGGGAATACGGGCCCCTGCCTACAGAGAATAAAGAACAAAAGCCTTCAGCGGAGGAAGGGAAGACTGACGATTATTTAAAAAGTGTTCAGCACATGGCAAAGCAATACGATTTCGAAACCTTCAAGCATTATTTTAGGCTACCAAGTGAAATTGGCCCACCCATTAATCCAGAAGATATTTTTAGGGAAAAGAAAGGCCCTGAATCTTGATAGAGACAGAGCCATTTCGTATCTTTAACATGCTTAAAATCAAAGACATGCCAAAGTTACGATTAATTCCATTAGAAGGAAATTCCCACTATTACGCCGACCGCAAAGGAAACATTTATTCTACTAGAACAAAGGGGTTCTTTAAAATGAATCAATCTAAAGATGCCCACGGCTATTTACAGGTCAGGCTTTATCGCAGAACAATTACTTCTCACAGGCTTATAGCCATTACATTTATTCCAAATCCATACAACAAGCATGAGGTTAATCATAAGAACGGCGTAAAGAACGATAATCGAGTTGAAAATCTCGAATGGTGCACTCATAAGGAAAACATGAAACATGCTCACGCAAGCGGACTCATAGATTTTTCTAAAAGGAGAAAGGGGTACAAGGAGCTTACTAAAAGTCAAGTAATAGAAATTAAACATCTTTTGGACGAAGGGTGCTCTTGTAAGGAAATAGCAACGCTATACGATAGAGGGAAAAGGACTATTGAGCTTATTAAGAACGGAACTTTACATCCAAATATATCACGATTTCACTAATACAAAACAAAAAGACTAACTTCGAAGATGAATGCAGATCTGCCAAAAGATAATGAAATGGTGTTTTCAGGTAATATCTAACAACCTGGAGTTAACATACCTCTGCTTAGGAATGATCATTGGGTATTGGTTATTCATTTTGCTTACTTTGTATTTATAGTTTGGAGTAAAGAAAGCTTTTATGCTGCATTTAGAGAAACACGCACTCTAGCACAAGCTACTCCTGAATAATAAGCACTTCCGTCTGCTACCTCTTCTTATTTACTTCAGCCTTTCGGCTTAGGCGTCTTCGTTTACTCTATGATTATCTTTCGATATGCATTGCCCGTTGTCAAGCTTGTAGACATTGCGGGACTTTAGAGTATCTTATCTCAGGGTTGTTTTTGTTTTAGGGCGGTACAATTCATACAACCGCACAATACTTTGCAAAGATAACTAAACTTTACTAACTTTAACCCATTCTTATCTCAGGAATACATAAAATTAGAGGAGCCGTTGATATGCGTGGTTCCTCTTTTTTTTGTAACTTTAAGGGGTGACCATCGTAAATAACAGACACAAGCTATCAACAAAACCTAAAAGACCTATTCGCACTATCTTAGTGAAATACAGTGACAAAGTTCAAAGAAGGACATGAAAAGAAGGGTGGCCGAGGCAAAGGCGCCAAGAACAAGAAGACTGCGCAATGGGAAGCTTTCTCTCAATATTGTCTTAATTCAGGATTAGCTAAGTTCGAAAAAGAACTCAATAAATTAGAGGGATCTGCATTCGTTAACGCTTTTACCAATCTTTTAGAGTTCCACAAGCCAAAGTTATCAAGGGGCGAACAAGAGCAAACAGGCACCGTTAGAATCATCATAGAAGAAGAAGTCATTGGAGACCGTAAAAAGGATTAGGCTAAGGTTTACTCCTAAACAGAGGGAAGTATTCTTTCTCAACGAAGACAAAAAGTTCAAGATAGTAAGAAAAGGACGAAGGGCTGGAATAACCCACGGCGCAGCCTTAGCCTATATTAAATGGATGATCAAAGGGATATTCCCTCTTTTATGGGTCGATACCATCAACGGCAACATAGATAGATACTTTGAGAGGTACTTTGAGCCTTGTTTAAGAGAGAATAAAATAGAATACACCTGGAACCTCCAAAAGAAAGTTTTAAAGATAGGAGAAGCTTACTGTGACTTTAGAAGTGCAGACGCTCCAGAAAGTATTGAGGGCTTTGGATATAAAAAAATATTCCTCAATGAAGCTGGTATAATCCTAAAGAACAACTACTTATATACTAATGCGTTACTACCTATGTTAATGGACTTTCCAGAGTCTCAGCTTATAGCTGCTGGGGTTCCGAAAGGGAAAGTAACTAAGTCAGGTGATGAGCATATTTTCTATAAATTATACCAAAAGGGCTTAGAGGACGACACTTACCAAAATTACCAGCTATCTAGCTATGACAATCCGCTATTGAACGCTGAAGACATCAAGCAATTAGAAGACGAGATAGCGGTAATGGATGAGCAAATGGTATTGCAGGAGATACATGCTGAATTTATCGAAGCCTCAGGGACTAGGCCGTTTGCAACGAGGTACGAAAAACCTAAACACGAATCATTAAAGGCTATATATCAAGAAGATAAGCCCATATTTGTAAGCCTTGACTTTAACCTTAATCCTTTTGGGTTTATCTTTTCTCATATCTGGCAAGATAAAGACGGGTTTCATCGTCACCAGTTTGACGAGGCAACGATAGAAGACGCTGACTTAGAACAAGGCATAGACTACATCAAAGAATATTACGGTGATAAGATCCACTCTATAACCATCACAGGCGATAAGATGGGTGACAGAAGAGACTTCGGGCGTAGAGACAGAGCGAGTTACTACATGAGACTTGAGAGGGGTTTAAAGCTAAGAAAAGCACAGATTAAGACCTACGCTAATCCAATGCACAGTAATTCTAAAGACCAGGTTAACTATCTTTTAACACACCACCCTGATTGGATTATAAACCCTGAGACATGCCCTAATACCTGTAGAGACATGAGAACCGTTCAAGTAGATGCTTTTAACTCACTACTAAAAAAGAATAGGAATGACGCCAATCAAAGGGCTGATCACCTCGATTGTGTGAGGTATGAGACTAATGCTTTCTTTTTTGAGTGGATTAAGCGCCATCAAAAAGGACATTATAGAAAATAGATTCGTGCTTAAAAATGCCAATGTTCATTATTTAATATATCCAAATGTCTCAGCAATCTTGACGCACCGCTCAATAAAATCTGCTTTTGATTGTGTTCTTTTCATCCTATTGCATTCTGGGCAACAAGGAACTATATTATACAAGTGGTAGCCTATATCATTATCTATTCTATCAAATCCTATTCCTTTGTATACATCATTACAATAGTAACAAGGCTTCTCTATATTATCTCTAAAGTCTTGAGTGGTCAAACTAAATTCTAAGCCCCTTTTTGGTGATCCATACCTATACTTAATATATGTTGTATGGCTACAATAGTCTAAATTGTGTTCCGCCTTCTTCTTACTTCTTTGTCTTTGTCTTTTTTGTACTCTATTTCTTACTGTATTCTTACAAAAGACACTACAATACTTTGTTGTTCCTCCATTAAAATTTTTTCTATACTTAGAACCACATATTACACATATTCTCATTCTCATTTAACAAAACTACAAATTGTCTTTTACATAAAAAAAGATAAGATATATACACAGTGGAGACAAAAATATATTTCGTATATTCGTATATGGAACACGTAAGATATACCACCTTTAAAATGATAAAACCTTATTGGCGAAAAGAGCGTAAAGGAGTGAGGATGCACTTTAACTTTCACCAAAGAGGCATAACAACGGTATATTGTATTACTGAAGTATTAAACTGGAACTAATGGCTAAACACATACAAAAGGCCTGTAAGATTCTTAGGGACGGCAAGATCAGAGGCAAGAAGTTAACAACAGCGCAACGCGGAAGATTTGGAGCTATATGCGGGAGACGAAGATAGAAACACCCAGAACACTCAAGCTAACTGATAACGAAAAGAACTCGTTTGACAACTTATTAAAAGGCTTTACGGTGTTTAGAGAAGAGAATAAAGAATATCTAAAAACTCAGGGAGACGTAAACACAATGATATTATTTTTACTTAAAGGCGGTATATTATGAGCGTTTGTAATCCTTGTTTAGAAACGGACTTTGTCCCTGTATGTATTACTAGCTTAGTAATAGGTACAATAACTAGCTTAACAACAGCGGTATTTATTTATTTCAAAGACACTGCTACAAAAAAGGTCATACGATTTGAAGAGACGAGCAGTGGAGCAGGACTCGTCACTGTAACGGGATTAGATACAAGTCCTGATTTCATGCCTAATCACTCTTATGAAGTTTGGATCACCCTCGCTAGCGCCACAAGCGCAGATGCACGAGAAGACATAACGGTTCCTGGCTCAGTCCCTACAACCGAGTGTATCGCTATTAACTTCGAATACACTGGAGAAACTTACACAAGTATAACGGTCAACGCGTGATAGGTAAATACAGAAAGTGTATTGTTAAATATGGAGACGGTACAGGGCAAACATATACAGGTAAATTTCACTCATTATGTGAAGTAATTGAGCTTGCTTTTAATCCTATTTCTCGAAAAAACGACATTCCGTATAAAGAGCAAAAGATGTTAATAGAGCACGAGTCGGGGCGATTAAATAAAATAGACATCGAAAACGTAACATTTTTAAATGCTTGAGCTATTACTTAGCGCCTTAGTAATCAGTCTTTTCTGTAATGGCATACACTTAACCTGTGAGGAAGGATTTATCTTCGAGCCGATAAGAAAGCTTAATCTACCTGATTTAATCGCTAAGCCATTGTACGACTGTATATTATGTATGGCTTCTATATGGGGAACCGTAGGATTTATATTAGTTTACGGCACAGATCCGCACCTTTGGAGAGTTTGGATAACCACAATAATAATATGTATACCTTTGAATGGATTTGTAAAGGGAGCTTTTGAAAGGGTATTCTGATGAATAAAACATTTAGATTCAAAACAAAAGAGGAAATGATTAATGAAGGGACTATATGCAAGTGTAGCGTAACAGGATATTACTATTCTTCAGCTAATAAAGGGTTTTGGGATGCAATGATAACCGCTCCTAAAATCAAAATAAATGATTAAGCTAATCTGGAAACTATTCGGTAAGAAGCTTAGAGAGTATTATATCTCAGAAGAAAACAACCCCATAGAGCTTAAAGAGCTTTTATTTGCCTTCACCACCAAGAAGAAGTATTATAGATTTCCTGCTCATATCACCTTACCAGTATCCAGGTATGGCAAGTTACAAGAATACCTCATGTATATGTCTGCACGCCTCACAGCAGAAAACATAGACTTACTTATAGACAAAGGCATTGACATAATTGAGAAAGGCATACAAAACGATCACGGAGCCTCAAAGGTCACCGCCATACTCCACCAACTAAAAGACCGTAACGACAAAGTAATACCTCACCAGCTAATCTACAACTACTTAGCTGTGCAATTTGTTAGGGAAGACGAAGACCCTCAGGTATTTAACAATCAGATTCACATGGAGAAGGTAGATGACCTCATGGCTAACTCAGATAACCGCTTTTTTTTTCATCTACCAGAATTGAAGAAACTATTCGATTTGACGACTATGTCAGAAACAGAATGGGAGCAATACGTAAACGAATCGGTATTACAACAAAAAATACTAAAAGAGACTTTGGAGATTTATTCATAACCTCTTATAAGTTACATGACGGCACTCATTCGGGAGTGGTGCAGAAAAAGAACGAAGGCGATAAGGAGTTAATGATGACTCTGGCACAAGGAAATGTCACTCAATATAACGAAATCAAAAAACTCAACGTACAAGACTATTTAATGAAGTATGAATCTTTCATAAAGGATTTAGAAGCTAGAAAAAAATAAGTATCTTTATCCTTACCGTGCCATATAACCGTTAGGCATACAATAAACGGCTAATAAAAGTTCTATGGCCGTTACAATTACCGAATTTAAGGCGATTACCGAAGACTACCTCAAGAAGGTAAAACAGCTTGAGAAAGAGTTAGGTAATTTAAGTGACGCCGAGAAGAAAAGCGCCAAGACAGGAGAGAAAGCTTTTGACGACACCACCAAAAGTGTAGACGACACCACTCAGTCAACAAAAAAGCTGGGAACATCATTAGACGGAATAGGGAAGAAAGCCCTCCAGATAGGCACAAGGCTTGTAGCTGCTTTCGCTATCCAACAAGTGATAAGCAGGGTAACTACTACGATTATAGACTTCCAAAAGGCTATGAGTGAGCTTCAAGCTATCACAGGAGCCACAGGAGATGACTTAGACTTCTTAAGACAAAGGGCTATTGAATTAGGAAGAACTTCTACCTCCAGCGCAGAAGAAGTAGTAAGGGGATTTCAATTAATCGCTAGCGCAAGACCAGAACTGTTAAGAGACGGAGAGGCTTTAGCCTTTGTCACTGAACAAGCTATTATTTTAGCAGACGCCGCTAATACTGATTTAGAACCCGCCGCTATAGCTTTAACAGACGCTTTAGCACAATTTAATGCACCAGCAAGTGAAGCGGGGAGATTTATCAATGTATTAGCAGCGGCAGCACAGGAAGGATCGGTCTTAATACCTGATTTAACTACCGCATTAGGAGAGTTTGGAACTGTAGCAAGAAGCTCTAATGTAAGCGTAGAACAAAGCGCTGCCTTGGTAGAGATATTGGGAGAACGAATAAAAGGCGCTTCCAGAGTTGGAATACAATTAAGAAATATATTTACTATACTTCAAGATGGTGCTGACGATACCAATCCAGCAGTTGTAGGGCTAAATACAGCGATAGCAAATTTAGGCGACCAAGTAGAGCAAGGAGCTAGTTTAACAAAGAGATTCGGTAGAGAAAACCAGATAGCCGCCCAATTATTAATCGAAAATCAAGACAGGCTGGTTGAATTAACCGCCGCTGTAACTGGAACGGGCACAGCCTTTGAACAAGCTGAAGTAAATACCGATAACTTTGCCTCTGCTCAAATCAAGGCAGGTAACGCCGTAGATTCTCTCATACTTACTTTCGAAGATGGAACGGGAGTATTAAGTCAATTCGCCCAAGCAATAGTGGAGTCATTTACCGAGACGGTAAACCAAGTAGCGGCTCTTAATATGGAGATAAATGATTTTTCTGATGTAGTAGGATTCTTTTCTAAGGCAACCAGCTTACTGGTAGATGGGATAGATGAGACTAACAACCCATTAGAAAAGTTAAGACTGTTAACGATTGACGCTGCGAGGGCTACTAAGGAAGAGCTAACGGAAGCTATACGATTACAAGTAGCAGTACTCAAGGAGGCTTCATTAGAAGGAGATAAGAACTCTGAGACTGTTCTCTTACAAAAAGAAAGGCTAGAAGAACTTAGTAAAGCTTATTTGGAGTTAAGCCGACCTACAGCCGACACTACCGAAGCGCTAGAAGAGCAAACAGAAATAGTAGAGGAAGAAGTAAATAGCATTGGCGCTCTTCAAAAGAAGTTAAGTGAATTAAACGCCGAATTGAAAAGGGCAGAGATAGGATCTAAAGAGTTTAACGACTTACAAGTCCAGATAAGAGACGTAAGCCAACAAGTAGCAACAGCCACAGGAAAAGAGACAGAAGCCGCTAAGAAATTACGAGAAGAAAGAGAAAAAGCTCAAAAAGACACCATTAAACAATTTGAGTTAGACGCTAAATTATTTGATCAACGACAAAAAGAGAATGAGGACGCTTTAAAAAGAGATGCCGAAGCTGGCATAAGATTACAAGAGATAAGGGCTACAGACTTCCAGGAACAGCAAAAGGCTATCATTGCTCAAAGAGATTTAGAGTTACAAAACCTTAAGCTAACAGAGAACGAAAGAATTTTAATCAAGGAAGAAGCAAATAAAAAGATTCTTGAACTTAATGATGAATTAAGAGAGAAGGAGGACGAGGAGGAGAAAGAGGCTAACGACAAGCAAAAACAACGTCAACAGGAAGCTATAGACGCCACTGTTCAGAGCTTAAATGCTGTGGCTGATTTCGCAAGAAGCTTAAATGAAGCCCGTACACAGCGAGAGATAACCGAACTAGACGAGAGAAGAGAAGCCGCTTTAGAAAACGAGAATCTAACTGAGGAAGAGCGTCAATTAATACAAGAACAGTTTGAGGAAGAGCGTAAAGAAATATTAAGAGAACAGGCGGTACAAGATAAAGCTTTGGCTATATTTCAGGCTACCGTGAACGGCGCCGCTGCTATCATAGCTCAGTTAACGGTTCCTGGCGCTGGGCCTGCTCTTGCTATTGCAGCGGGTATTGCGGCTGCTCTTAACTTAGCTACTATAATAGCCACTCCTATCCCTACGTTTCACTCTGGAGGGGTAGACATAGGGAATGCCAATGATGAATTTGACGCTAAGCTTCAAAAGGGCGAGACAGTGACTACAAGAAGACGGACAAAGCAGTATAAGCCTGAGCTACAAGCTATACATGAAGGTAAATTAGAAGATTACATCAATCAGCATTATGTAAACCCAGAGATTAAGAAAGTCCTTTTAGAGATAGAAGATACCCGCGATAAGAGCTTTGCTGAGAACATGATGAACAGTCTTAGCCTTAATCCTATTATGAGGGAAAGCGAAGAGATGAAACGGTATATGAAACGTACTTACTCGTTTTATAAACGTATGGAAGAAGAGTCTAATAAGCCTGTTCGTAAACCAAACTTCAGACATGGGCGCCATATTTAAGCATTTCATAAATGAAGTTCTTTTAGAGGACGAGCCTGATGGATGGGAGAACTTTGTCATTAACATCGTACGAGATAGGGATGCTCAAGCTCTTATCGTGAAGTTTCCTATTACCCTAAAGTTTATAGGTGATGGGTTTAACATCTTAAAAGATAAGTTCGATGAGCCTCAGGGATATTGTGAGGATTTTGATTATAGAGTAGAGAAAAGCTGTGATGCTGGATTTACAACTTTATTCAGAGCAAAAATATTCATCTCCAAGATAGAGTTTAATTTAAATAAGAAAACCGCTGAATCTCAGATAGAAGATAACTCATTCTTTGCTAGGGTGTTTAATAATAAAAGTCTCCCAGCCACGATAGATGTAGGGAAGAGCAAGAATGATGTGGTAATAACCACGCCTACGGCTATAGATTTGACTTTATTCACTCCAAGTACTGGCGCTGACCTTCCCGATACAAGAGAAGTTTACGATGTTAAAGATGTGTTTACTTTCTTAACGCAGTGGATGAGCGATGGAGAGATAGGATTTAGAAGTGACTTTTATGACAATCTAGCTGATGATGAGAGCACAAGCATAGCCACAGGAACACAGATAAGGACATTTGCGGGTGTAGCGCCCACTTTAAGCTTTGACGAGCTATTCCAAGATCAAAGAAAGCTGTATAACTTATTGATGACCATTGAAACAGATCCCGATGGCTCGGTATTCCTTCGAGTAGAAGATGATGAGTTTTTCTTCGGATCAGGCAATACCATATCGTTAACGGATCTTGATGACATGATAGAGAGTGTTATCGAAGAAGATTTATTTTCTAGTGTTAAGTTTGGATCTGAAGGATCGGGGACTATAGGCACATTTCCACAATTTACTTTTCAGAGCTGGAACGATGAAGAGTTTATCATATCAGGCCAGTGTAATTCTGATAATCAACTTGATTTAACCATAGATTCAGTTACGAACTCGAACGTAATAGAAGCTATTTTAGGAGGGGATGATGATTTTGATGATGATATAGTATTTATTCAGTACACGAAATCGACGAGCGCAGCTACCAAGACCAATCCTCAAAATAATATACCAGCGGACACTATTTATAATGAACAATATCTAAACAGCGACGTGTCAGTCCGTTATGATCTTCAAGGAAATATAACCAGATTTTTAGGTGATGGTGATGATGAATTTCAAGCCAGTAATACAGTTGACGTTATAGAACTAGCCGTCCCAAATGCAGGGACTATTACAGAGCCATTTCCGTATGATGATGACTTTACGCCTCCTAATTTCGATCCCAATGGTAATTATACGCTAGGTCCCGACTTTAGATATACCTTCCCTTTAACTGGAGTTTACACTTTTCAAGTAAACCAATTATATCGATGGGATGTATTTGGAGCAGGAATGGTTTCGGGAACCGTACAGATAAGGCTTAAAAGATTTGATGCTGGAGATGTTCTGCAAGAAACCTTAATCTTAGGAGGGGAAACAGAGTTTGCGCCAAATCCCGCGCCTAACACTCCATATACGATAAATAGGATATTTGGTGTCAATGGTAATGCTACAGATTATATAATTGCAAGCCCGCTAGCTCTTGTTACGGGTCCTGGCGCCACAGGAGACTTAAGATATTTAACAGGAAGTACCTATGCAGCGATAGCAACAGATAACGGCGGTGGTTTATTTGAAGAAAAAGACATAGATGAATACCGAATTATTAAAGTGTCTTTCGACAGAGCTATGGACGCCCAACAAATAAAAGAGTTAACGGATCAACCTTTTAAGAGCGTTACGGTAGATCATGATGGAGTAACACAAAAAATAACCTTTGTAGATGATGTTAACATAAACGCCTATAAGGGAATAACGAATTGGCAAATGATAAGAAACATTAACAATGCCTGAGTTTATAGATAATCAACCTGTAAAATTCAACATTCTTCCAGATGTTGATGATTGTAATTGTGATACGTTACAAGTGACTCAGCTTGTGAACCAAGGAGATATCACGCAGTTTCAAATATGTATAAATCCCTGTCTACTATCTCAAGACTTAGTTACTAATGGAGGGTTTAACGGTAATCTAAACGGATGGGCTACTACGGGCGCGGGGTGGATCTCACTTGACAATGAAGCTTGTCACTCAGGAAATCAACAAGGGACACTCTTTCAAGCTATTCTTACTCAAAATAAATATTATCAAGTAACAATAGAGGTAACAGAGAATACAGGCGTAGCTGGCGATTTAATAGTAGACATAGGTGGATTTACACCATTTACCATTACAGGCATAGGCACGTTTACCGTTAGTGGATTTGCGAATACAGCAAACTTTATCATCTTAGCTGCCAGCGGCGCCGATGTATGCGTAGATAATGTTAGTGTATTTGAGGTACAGATAAACTACATATTCGGAGTTTGTGATAAAGACGGGAATGTTTTAACAACGATTAACTTATTAGACTCTCTGACTCCAGGTAGTGAGTTTAACCCTCCTAGTATTAACGATGCTCAATTTAATCTCACGAACGGAAAGTTAACAGTCTTTATTGACTGGACGGATTTAGGAATAACTAACGGATGCCGAAGTATATTTATATTAGATCCTTGTGTTAATCAAAACGGCCAAAACGGGGTGTTTAACGGAGACTTCACCATAGATGACGGATGGATAGCCGCCAATGTGGCAGGGGGCGCTTGGGTTGTCTTGGCAGGGAAGGGAAGTTACGCAGGAACAGGAGCGCCCTCAGAATCTACGTTTACTAATGACGAAACTCAAGTGTTAGCAGGGCTTAGTTATGATGTTACTTACACCTTAAGTAATATGAGCAACACTGACCTAACGATTCAATTAGGCACTGCGGGAGGAACTACACGAAATACTAACGGAACATTCTCAGATACTATAATCGCTAACGGAAGTGACTTCAAGATATTCGCCGACTCCACGGCAGCAGGAACAGCCGAGATAGACGATATAGAACTAAGCCTAACCAACGACTCAGACATCGTCAAGGATGATATAAGCAACGATTTCGAACTAGGAGTACATACATGTACGCTTTTAGTAAACGGATGTAACGATACCGATCAATTTGGTTTTGAATTTGACGAAAGTAACTTCTCTCCTACGATAAGGCTGCACGCTAAACTGGCTAAAAGCCAATATCCAGCAGAAAGAGATATAGAAAGAAATTCAAGAGCACGTTTTACCAACGTATTTTACCAACGAACGAAAACAAAACAATTAATTATAGATACTCAGCCCGAATTTGTACATGATTTTCTATCTTTGTTACTAGGGTTTGATCATTTTTACATCGACTCAATAGAGTACTTTGTTCCTGAAGATGAGGAATACGTACCTAACTACGACGAACAAGACAACAGGGGAAGCGTAGAATTTGCTGTAACAGTAAAAGAAGAGTTAATTAGAAATGTCAAATGTCAACCAGAAGGATCGGGGTGTACATTACCTCCTAACTTCTTGTTAAACGAAGATGACTTTGATGATACAGATTTCATAAGGCTTGAGGACGGAGCAAAAATCATAATCGTATCATAATGGCAGGAAATAAGAAAATATCACAATTAGTAGACGGCGGCGCAGGACAGGCTGGCGATAACTACGTAATCGAAAGAGGCGGCGTTAACTTTAAAGTTGATCAATCTGGTGTTAGCGGTAACCCTGGAGGACTGCTCTTAAATGGAGTAGTAAATGACATGATTGTCAAAGACGAGAAAGGTGTAGTTGCCTTAGAACAAAGAATTACTCTCCCAAGGGCCTTGAGCTTTGTAGATAACACCGCCGTCCCTCCTACAGAGGTAAACGGGGATATTTATCTCTTAGATGACACAGGCGCTACTAATGCGGCTTGGGATGGCGCGGCAACTAATTCATGGGTAAGATTTGACGGCACGGCAGGATTATGGAAAGAAATAACAGCCGTATCAGGGTTTTTATGCACCCTAAATGACACTGGCGATGTAAGGCATTTTGACCCCACAACAAGTGTATGGGAAATTTTTGGCGCTGGAACTCCAGCGGGAGCCAACACAGAGATACAATTTAATGCGGCTGGTGTTTTCGGGGCCTCTTCCCTGTTCACATTTGACACTGGATTTGGGGTGTTTAGTTGTGATGCGGCAGCGGTGTTTAATGACGGAGGAACAGATCAAGACTTTAGGATAGAAAGCAATACTTTATCTAATGCTTTTTTTGTTCAAGGATCAGATGGGTTTATAGGATTTGGTTCAGGCACGCCCACTCAAGATTTACATGCTCTAAAAACAAAATCTGGAAGCGTTACTTTACTATTAGAGAACGCTGAAACAGCTATAGGCGCAGAGACTTCAATAATAATCGGCCAAGGCAACAGAACAGACGAAAGAGGCAATGGACTAACGCTTTTTGCGAATAGCGGAGGGACTAACATCGCCCAGATAGACATGAAGGGATCTACTGCTGGAGGGCCTGACGGACAGATATCTATGTTTGTGAAGGATACCGCTGGAGTATTAAGCAGAGGGTTTATAATGGAGCGAAGCCGATTAAGCGCGTTTACCAATATAGTCTTTGCCTCCCCTAGCGCTATCCTGCATGTTGTGGGAGACGCTACTACTAGATTTTTCGCAGTAGGCACCGCAACCCTCAACGCCATAGAAGTTCCGTCAAGTCAAACTGTTTTATTTAGGGGTAAAGATGATTTAGTAGGAACAGCCATGTTTTCTTCGGCAGACAACACTGGTAACACCGTTTTTACGATAAACAACGGAAGAAATATAGGATTAGGAACCCTAAGCACTGGAACTAACGGGGTCTTAGTATTTACTATTTTAAATGGAACGGCCCCGACAACAGATGTAACGGACGCTATACAGATATTCTCTGATGATGCTACCGTAGGAGACGCAGAAGCCACTTTAGGGCTCTTCACGGAACAAGGCGTAGAAGCGATAGGAACATTCACCCCTTCACATAAATTAGCAATCTGGATCAACGGAGTAGAGTACAGAATGCAACTAGACGCAGTATAATTATGAAATACACTGAACAGGAAGCAAAGAATTGCATCATACAAGTAGACGTAGAGGCAATGCAAAATAATACAGGTAAAGTTTATGTGCATACCGAGGTAGATGTCGTAGACGAGTGGGGCAACCCACAAACCTTGTATTGTGATGTCCCTCAAGGATATGCGGCTACTTTAGAGCAATGTAAAACTCAAGCCATCATAGACTTACAGAAAACAGAAATACCTGCCACACCTGATATTATCAATAAAAAGAATATAGGCGGTAAAGGAGAAACACTAGGATCATGAAATACTCTAAAAAAGAAGCAGAGAAATTTAAGATTATCGGAGACGTTAAATGTGTTGTTACAGATAAATACATCTGTCACAAGCTTGATATAGTAACTCCTGCTAACAAAAAGATAGCTATTGATCTAATTCTTACAGAAAAAGCCACATTCAAAGAAATTGAAGATGCAAAAACAAAATATTTTCAAACCATTGAAAAACAACCACAGAAATCTAAAGTAACAATTATTAAAAATGACAAAGATAAAATGGACGGTAAAGGACAAGACGGTAATAAATAGTATCCTTCCTGAAGAAGGCAGCATGTTTAACATGGCTCTATCCCGTGACATCCGAGTAAAAATCCAATTAACAGCCGATGAAATAAAAGAAGCTGGCTTTCAAACCCTTGAGAATGGAAATGTAGTAGGGAAAAACCCTGACGTTAAGATTAGCTTTACCGAAGATGAGCTTACCCTATTACAAAACTCAGCCGTTAATATTAAAGAAAAAGAAAAGGTTACGGCGGACAACCTGGAGCTTATTGAAAAGCTATTAGAGTGAACAAACACAAAAGAAGAGGATTTCTTTTTGCAGTAACATTCTGCATAATTTTCTGGTCGGTACTCATTTGGATTGTATGGTAAATTTTTTAATCGTAGTTACGGGATGTAACTGTAAGAGATATGTCCAGAAGTGTTTAAAATCTATTCAGAATCAAACTTATTCTAATTATAGAGTAATAGTAGTTGATGACGCCAGTGTCGACGGCACCTTAAACATGATTCAAAGATTTGATTTTGAGGTCATTACTAATGAGGTTAATATGGGCGCTGCCTATAGCCGTTATATCGCTATTCATCGAAAAGCATATTCAGAGGATGTTATCTTATTGCTTGGTTTAGATGACGAGCTATTTCCCGATTGCCTTGAAACCATAGCGAAACAATACCAAAATGGCAAATGGATGACTTACGGCAATTGGATAAATCAAAAAGGAAATGGGCTCCCAGATGACTTCAGTTTGGAATTTAATAAAGACACCCATGAAAATAGAGATTACAGAAAAGTACTCTACCGTTCTACTGCTCCTAATACTTTTTATGCTAAGTTGTTTTTAAAAATCCCTGAAGATGACTTTAAATTAAACGGTAAATGGATCGACTCTACAACAGAAAGCGAGGTCATGTTTAGTTGTTTAGAGATGTGTGGTGAAAAACGTATAGGAGTGATTTATAAGCCTATATATATGTATAACCAGTACTTGCGTAATGGCACCCTTAAAAGATTAGGACATGCCTATAAGTATTCTCTTTATAACCAGATCATACAACGTCCAAAAAAACCCTTATATGAGTAAACACATCATAATAGCGGGGTGTTATAGAAGCGGAACCACGGCTTTATTTAATATCGTTAGGCTTATTCTAAAGTATTCGGATGTAGAATATGATGCTTATTTCTGGAATGGTAAAACGGAATCTAATAAAGAATATCAACTTATTAAAACTCATACCTTTAATGAAGGATTAGCGGATAAAGCCTATAAGGTTTTTGTAGCCCATAGAAAATATGATGATGTATATAGTAGCATGTTAGCATTATCAAAAACAAAAGTAGATAATAAATTTTCTAACGCTGGAAATATCGATAATCTTGATTACGCATGGTCACACGCAGAAAGGTGGGTTAAGAGCGCTGATTATATACAGAATTTTATTGATTTAAATAGTGATATTAGAATCTTAATTCATACAATTAGCAATATTCTTAATATGCCAAATAACTTATCTGAAAAATTAATACTTGAATTTAAAGGGCTAAGGGCTCCTGAAAAAGGACTGGATGAAATAACTTTACTAACCGAGACGCATAAAAAACAACAATGAAGGTATTGAATATATCCCAGGATGATTGGGCTAACTTTGCCTATGATAATTCGATGGCATTACGTTCTGTGGGAGTAGAGGCTGATTCTGTCAAAAGGAATCCTCATGTGTGGGGGTATGATAAGGAGTCAGTTGTTCAGGATATTAATCAGACAAGAGAGTCAATTAGACAATATGATGTTATACAGTTTTTTCATGATAGCCTGGATTTGTTTAATGAGATTAAAGATGTGTGCGCAGACAAAAGACTAGTCGTATATCATACCTCAAGTTATTACAGAAAAAACTACGCTAGTATAGATCACATAATGAATATCTATGCAGATAAAGTTGTGTGCGCAATGCCTGAATTTATGGGGCTATGTAATAATAGAAATGTCATATATATGGTTGGCGCTGTTGACACGGATAGACTTAGCCCTTCAAGCAGAACCTTTCAGCACACAAAGTTCGCCCACTATCCCTCTAATCCAGAGGTTAAGGGAACGTCTCAAATAAATCAAATGATGTTGGAAATGGGCTTAATGCAAAGGTTTAAATCTTCCTTAAAAGCAGTGCAATATAAAAGACATCTTCGGAGGTTTAACGATTCATGTAATGTATATATTGAGCTTTTTTCAATGCGAGATAGTAACGGATCTCCCTATGGTAATTTCGGAATAAGCGCTTTAGAGGCCGCTTCTATGGGCAAGATTGTTGTTACCAATTGCTTAGGGATTGAAGTCTATGAAAAGCATTATGGGTCAATTAAGCTTTTAATAGCTAACGACAAAGAGAAATTCATAAATACAATTCAATATCTTAACGGGCTAAGTATTAATGAGATAGAAGGCTTACAAAAAGAGTCTCGCGAATGGATAGTTAAAACCCACGGCTATAAGGCTTCTGGAGAATATATGCTTAAACATATCTTATGAGCTACAAAGAAAAATTAGTTCAGTTTAACTCTACCGACAAATACCTGGAGGAGATGGAGTTTATGATAAATAATATTGATCCTCATAAAAAAGACAACATATTGGACTATGGTTGCGGGGCTGGGACTATGGTAAAACACATCCTTAAGAATTTTGAAGATTCTAAATGCTTTGGGTTTGATGTACAAAATCTGAGAATGGGCGAAGATTCTAAAGAAAGTTTTTTATTCAGGGATTCTTTTCATTTCCAGATGAATAAGATATATTTCATGCACTCTATAGCTCATATAGAAGACATTGACAGGATATTAAAAGACTTACATGAGACGTTTTTAATGGAAGGAGGCGAAGTTTTTGTCCTCACTCCCAATAAAGCGTACTTAGATAAGTGTGATAGCGAAGGATATAAGCCTGACGATACAGTTATTAGGCATTTCGACCAATATGATTTAATGAAACTATTCTATTCAAGCGGATATGATGTTAAGGAAATCGGACAGTTAGGAGAAAGTATTGATAATGAGCAAGAGCGCGTTTACCTAAAAGCCGTAAGAAGTTGATAGAGATAGGCATCATAACAACTCCTCGAATTAACGAGACTCTTAATAAAAGTATAGAGTCTTTACGACAGTCTTTTTATGATGTTATTAATGTTTATGCGGAGCCAGGAGAATATGACATTAAAGATCAAGGAGTTAACTTAAAGATCAACAAGGAAAAATTAGGATGTTTTAAAAACTATCACAATGCGTTAAGCGATTTAGTGACTAGGGGGAAGCCTCATGTATTAGTTTTGAGTGATGATTTTGTTTATGCAAGAAACTTATTTAAAAAAATCCCGTTTAATCCTAGATGTGGGTACTACGCGTTATTTACCCCTACAGGCATGATACATCCTCCTTGTAGCTTAACTGAAAGAGGATGGAATAAAGTAAATACGGGATGGAAAACTAGCTTTGGGGGGCTTTATCTGATGAAAACCGAAATGGCAAAGAGAATTATGGAGCATGAATTTTATCAAAATCATTTAAATAACTACGAGAAAAATCAACAGATAGACCACTGTATACCTGAAGTTTGCTATCAGTTAGGCTTAGATCAATGGTATCCAAATCCTTCTTTGGCTAATCATATTGGATTCTCCAGTACTATAGGGCATATTCACTCAAAGGAAACTTCTGGATTGAATTTCCGTAGATAATTATTATATTTGTTTAACCGTGCCTTATCTCAGACGGGCAGCACAATTGTCAGAGTTATTTTAAACTTATAATCATGGCAAATTGTGTTAATTACGACTGTCAGGACGTAATAGGTGATCATACTCTAAACCAATGTGGAGAAGAATTACCAGGAGGGATTAAAGATGTTATCCTTCTTGAATGTGATCACGTAATAACTGACCCTTCTAACGCTACTCAAATCAACGCCGCATTAACTGACGGCACAGCAACATTAATAAAAAATGTATCTTATGAATTACCAGCAGCGGCGCCAGTTTTAGTAGATTCTACCGTGGCTTGTTCTACTCAAAAGGTAGCTAGGTACGACAGAACGTTGGCTTATATAGACGGTAACGTAAGTGATGTAAACGTTGTTTTTTATAATGAAGTAAACTCCTCAAGAAGCTTTGGAGGCATTATACTTCATGAGTGTGGTAAAGACGAAGTCACTTTTATTGACGAAGAGATTCGCTTTACAGGGTCAAGGATAATCCCTAATAATAATAATGAGTTTCAAACCTTTGCAGGCACAGGAACGTGGGAGACGGACCCCGATAATGTAGATGGAAGAATATTTTCAACGCCAGCGAATATATTCGATTAATGATAGTGCTCTTAGCTTTTGGTAAGCCGTCCTATGGATTTGCTGCCTACAACTTAGCGGTATCGTTAAAAAACTTCAATCACGAAGTTCCTATTGCGTTATTCTATGAGAAGAAAACAGTAGGACAATTGACTGATTTTTCGGTTTTTGATACGGCTATTGAGTTAAAGCAGGACCAGGTCTATAACAAGGGAAAGTTAGATCCTGCAAAAGTCAAGGTTCATATCTATGATTTGGTAGAGCAATTACCTGGTAAAGACTTTCTTTACCTGGATGTAGATGCGTTAGCCTTTAAAGACATAATGCCTTTATTCGAGTTATTAAAAAAGAAAAAAGGGTATTATTTAACCGATGTTGTAGGCCAAGGGAAAAAAGCAGATGTTATCAACTATTCGATATGGGCTCCAAATGATTTTATTTGGGAGTGGTTTGAGCTTAATTCAAAATCTGTATATCCTGCTATTCAAAGTTCGTATGCTTACATAAAAAAGTGTAAGGCGGCAGAAAAATTCTTTGAGAAGGTAAAGGAATATTATTTCAAAGGATTTCCAATTGAAAGACAGACAATGCGGTGGGGAGGGACGATAGCTGATGAGTTATTGTTTTCTGGTACTTGTGCTAAAGTGAATTTAATCCCTGATAGTGGAGTGAGTCCTATATTTTTTGGATGGAAATACGACCCAAGAAGCCCCACTACATTAGCAGAGGATTATTATTTACTCGCTATTTATGGTAATGGCAAAGGCAGAACTCTAACAAAGAAGCAATATTGGGATTTATATGATAAGCTCGGATCTCAATATGCTAAGAAGATGGGGCGCCCATTCTTTAAAAACCTACATATCAAAACCAATAAACACGCAAATGGGTAAACGTAAATGCTGCGGCAGATAAAATTATGGCTATACAAATAACAGACGATGGAGCTACAATAAAATTTGTAGACGATGTCAATGATAAAACTGTAAACTTCAATAAACGAGGAACGTCTTTAAGAAAAAAAGGCAATGCAATTGAAATTATTGACGCTGAATATAGCGAAGAGTTTGAGTTTAGTGACGTTACTGTTCCTTCAGCAATTGACGCCGATGCCTTAATAGCGGTTATTGAATTGATGCTAGAAACCCCAGCGGGTGTAACGGGAATAAATGTTACCGCAAAAGCACCAACTACAGCAAGCGTTACGAGCGCTGATAGTATTATAGTCCCCGCTAATCCTAACCGAGTTTGGGTTAGTTTTACAAATCTAGGCACAAAGAATGTGTTCTTAGCTATGGGTCAGGCGGCTGTTTTAAATAACGGAATAGGCCTTGTCCAAAACCAAGGAGAAGTGGAATTTAATGCCTCTGATATAGGAGTAGGAGATATTCATGCTATAACAACTGGAGGCGTAGCGGCAGTATTAGCAATTCAAGAAACTGAAACAACTACATAATGGGATTTTTTAACGAGATATACGCTGATTTAGACACTGGAACTGCGGATCAAGTCACAGAAGCGGCAGACATAAGATATGTATCATTTATATTTGTGGAAGCTCTAAAGACAGCGGGAGATACTGATGGATGTGTTTTAGTTGTTGAATGTTCTACAGATGACGTTAATTGGAACGAGTCAGCCATTACTTTAACAATGACAAATCAAATGGTTATGAAGGATAATATTCAGTCTAGCTTTAGATATTTCAGAATAAAAGTAAAAACAAAATCCGCTATTGCAAGCACTACAACTATTTGTATTCAAGGTAAATAATGGCTTTCGAAGAAGAGGAAATACTAGCACTTGTTAATCAAAAGGTTCATATTGCTATCCCGTTTATAAATAAAAACGGTAATAGGGACGGGCTGATACATCCTAAAAAAAACGATCCCATACCAGGTGTTAAGCAAAGGGATTCGGATCTTAAGGAGCTTCCAGAGTTTTATCCAGGATATAACTTAAGAGTAGAGGAATGGCAATCTATTTTAGTACATGCGGAAAGGGCTGAATTTCCTGAAAAGTTATTTTTAGATCCAGCCCCTAACCAGACAGACAAGGAGTTCGAGTATTATAAAAACAACTATAAAAATACTACTCGCCCTATTTTTATGGATTATGTATCCGTTACCTCAAGGCCATTTCATAAATCCAATTGGGGAATAAACTACAATGATGATCAGGAGTTTAGGGATTATGCTGAAAACATTCCTATTCACGGTAGCTTAGAAAACTTTATGAAGTTTGTACTCCCTGCTATTAAAGCCAAAGACGCAGAAGGAGTTATAGCGACTAAGCCGTTTAGAATCCCTACTACTGTTAATGATCAAGGAGAAACTATCATAGCAGAGAATGAACTAACCGAGCCTATCCCTGTTTATTATACCGTAGCTCAAGTGGTTTCGTTTGGATTTGAGCACGCACTTATATTACTTACTGAGAAAAGCATTGTATTTGAAGGTAATAAGAAACTACGCGCAGGGTTTATATTCGAGTTTTATGACGATGTTAATATTTATCGCATCGTACAGGTAGGCAAAAGAATAGACTTTACGTTTGAGATTCAGATTACATTTGAGCATGGTTGTGAACATTTGCCTGTTCATAAGTTAAAAGGCGTTCCTGTTTATAATGAAGACCATGTGTTATGGCAAAGCCCTTTTTTATACGCGGTGCCTAATCTTGACTTAGTGCTTATCAATCAAAACAACTTACAGGCTGTTATTAATAAGTGTGTATACCCTTATCGGATTATGCTAGGAGACAGGTGTGAGTTTGAAGATAAGGACAATAATAAATGCTTAAATGGATTGATTAGTTTTCATGATGATAACGGAAGCCATGAAAAGACATGTCCTGATTGTAATGGATCTGGCCTTAAATCAAGGGTTAGTAAGCTAGGAGAGATGTTATTTGCAGCTCCCGAAAGAGACGATAACGCCGAATCTAGTATATCTCAGCCTTTAATGCAATATGTAAGCCCTTCTACAGAAACCCCTACATTTTTAAGAAGTGAGATAACAGAGAACGAAAGCAGGGCAAGACAAATTTTACATCTTTCTACTACAAACCAAGTAGCACAACCCCGTTCGGATATAACCGCTACCGCTAAAGCGATAGATTTAAAAAGTCAAGCTGCTTTTGTAAGCACTATAAGTGATCAGGATTTTGATATTTATAAATTACTTTTAGCTGATATAGGATGTATGAGGTTTGGGAATAACTTCACGAAGCCTACTTTAAGAGTTCCTATTACCTTCGACTTTTCTACGGAGGAAGACTATGTAAATAGATTAAAAGACGCCTTAGACGCGGGGGCTCCTCCTATAGTGATACGACAGATTATAATTCAATTCCTTGAAACGATTTACTTCACAGAAGAGAAGCAGGCTAAAGTATTTAATTTAATAGAAAGAACTGATTCCTTGCTTGGCGTTAAAGACGATACCATCCAATTGAAGTTAAGAAACGGCACCGCTGAGAAATGGCAAGAAGTACTACACTGTTCTCCTACTACATTAATTGATGAACTCGTCCAGGATAATGAAAATTTCTTAGAACAAGATATTAAAGCCCAGCAAGAGCAATTGATTGCTTTAGCTACCAGAAAAGTAGTTGCTCAGGCTCCCACCTTAGAAGAAATTAGTGGCACTTAAGAAGAGTTTACAGGCGATAGTAAACCAGAAAAATCAACGCTTAGAGGATATACCTAATAATCTTTCTAATAAGGTTTTAAAGGTACAGCAGGGTTTATTTGTTGAGATAACTTCATTAATCAATCAATTAGAAGTATCGGCAGGGGCTTTGGTGATGAGCGAGGAGAATTTACTTCGCGTAGAGACTATTATAGTTCAACTACAAGACTTCTTGCCTGAAACAGGATATAACGAGGCCTTAACAGTATTTGCTCGTGAGTTTGATGTACAGCAAGGATTAAACGATGGATATTTTAAAGGGCTCGATGTAGACGTCCCTGATACTGACTTAACCAGAATAAACAAACGTAACACAATTAGAAAGTTAATCCAGGGCTCTTTGGAGGCTCCGTTTTATAATCCTATTCGAGATAGCTTAAGTGATGCTGTGGCTAATGGGTCTTCCTTGAGAGATACGATAGGGAATTTAAGAACGTTGATTGAGGGCGACGAGGAAAGGTTAGGTCAGTTAGATCGTTATGTAAAACAGATAAGTGTTGATTCTTTTGCTCAAGCCGACAGAAGCTACACCCAGGCTATTGGGATAGATTTAGAATGGTTTTTTTATTCTGGAGGCTTAGTAAGTGATTCGAGGGCTTTTTGTCAGTGCCGTAATGGGGGATGGTTTCACAGACAAGAAGTTGTTGATTGGGGGATAGGCATTAATATTGAAATCAAAGGATGTAAGCCACGAAACACTAAAGGCAAGCCAACGGCTGTAGGAGTAGATTGGCAAGGCAAAAACCCTTTAACTAACGAGACTACTATATTTACTTTATTAGGAGGGTTTAACTGTCTCCACAGTTTGATGCCTGGAACTCTGGCTGTTGTTCCTAAGAAAGATGTTCAAAGAAATATCGATAATGGTAATTTTGTCCCTACGGCTTTTGAACGGGAGTTTCTAGGGATTTAAATATCCTCTATTTGAAATTTATCTAATACTTGTTTACTTATTTCTCCGTCTCTTTCAGCCTCTTTAAAAATAGGAGTTATTTTCATTAGTTCTCCATGAAATATTCTAGGAATACTCGTTTGATTAGCCTTGTCTTCACGATTAGCATAAATCTGTCTTAAAGGATCTCCTAAATCATCTAATTTATCTGTCTCGAAATGGTATTCATGGCCTTTGTGGCTCCATAGTAGTAAAAATTTCATCCTAATCTCCTTTCTGTTATTATTAAATCAATGATTTTATCAAATCCTCTGGTCTTGCCGTCTTTTCTATAGTCGGCCTGTAGGTCTACTAAGTAATTATAGTTGTCTTTGCTGGGATTATAAGTGATGCCAGGTGGGTGTTTTTTACTCATTCTTTAAAAGGTTTACGCAAGTTATATAAACTATTTAACCTATGCAAGTGATTTGATTTACAATTACTTAAGTATCTAACTATTCAATATATTTGTGATATGGATAAAATCAGATTTGTTAATGATAAAGGAAGAGAAGTATTTCTCAATCCTAAACTAGCGGGCAACCCCTCCTATCTTAAAAGGATGAAGCTTACTCTCGACGAAATAAAAACACCAAATATCAAGCCACCTGCCGAAAAAGAAGAAGCGCCGAAAGAGACAGGGGTAACCACTCTGGATGAAGCTAAAGCAAAATACAAAGATGTATTTAATAAAAAGCCTCACCACTCTTGGGACGTGGACAAGCTAAATGAAAAAATTAACGCTGAACTTAAAAAAGATTAATGGCTGATTTCGAATTAAACAAAGACATTAGTGAATTTCTAAACCTCAAATCTGAGAACTTAGACGATTTCAAGAAAGAATTTGAAAAGGATTTTGTAAGAATTGATAAACTAGCGGGGAGAAAGGATCTATTAAGCCCTCATTTTGGGAAAACTTTAGGAGAGCTAGAGACTAAATTAAGAAGCAAGGCGCGTGATTTTGGAGTAGACTTAAAAGACGGCATCCCAGAAGGAACAAAAACAGATGAAGTGATTGACATTCTATTCACCAAAGCAACAGAGTTAAGAGACTCCCAGGTTAATGAGTGGAAAGACAAAGCGGGAAACACAGATGACGAGGCATTAACTAAACTTCAAACTGAGTTTGACACTTTTAAAGAGTCTCAAGGAAAGAAATACACCGACCTTGAAGGACTGAAAGAGGATGCTGTAACAAAATATAATGAACTGGAAACAAGTTCTAATGAAAAGTTTACTCAGATCAAGATAGATACATTGACTAACGAGGCTAATAATAAAGTTAAATGGGCCAGAGAAGGAGAGGGATTTGATCTTAAGTATAAAGGATTTCAAACCCAGATGAATGAGACTTATAAACGTTCGATAACAGATGATGGAACATTCGTTGTAACCGATAGCAAAGGAGAGCGTATAAAAGATGATAAAGTAACTGGAGAATTTAAGAGTTACGATAAAATATTAAATGAAGAGGCTGAAAAGGCAGGATTGTTAAAAGTTAACCCTCAAGGCGGCAAGCCTGTTAATGGTACTTTTACTCCTGCGCCAGCGGAGACAACACCGCCAGCGAATGGTCAGCCCGCAAGAAATATAAATCGCGCTACGCGATAATATCCGTGTCCTGCAAGGACAATAAACCCGTGCCATAACTCACTTAGGCATAAGATTAAGTGACTATATTTTAAATTTATTATTATGTCATACGGAAGTGCTGTATTAACACAGTGCGAGAACTTGCAGGGCCAATTAGATGATTTTTGGGAAACCTGTGATGCTTCTCGCCTAAAGGAGCCAACTCCTTTCTTTGATTTTATTCTTTCTCCTTTTAATAACTTTGGTTTAGACCAAGTTGTTAACCCAGGAAAAGGAAAGACCAGAACTATTAACCTTACGTTTTTTCAGAGAATTAATGAAGATAACGTACAGGAAAATCAAACTAATCCTAATTGTAGCTCTGATCGGAAAAGAGGCAATTGTGTCGAACAATATGAAATCGATACCGACGCGAATCTACAAGTAGATGAGTTTATCGAAGCCTCTGACTTGCGAACAGTTTGTCAGGATGACGGGACTTATCTAAGGAATGTTATTGACAGACTGGTTAATGTTCTTGAGCGAAGAGTAGCCACTAAAACTACTGAAGAAGCCGCTGCTTTAACAGGAACATGGGACACGGAAGTAAATTCTAATCCTGATATTACTGTTGATGGTCAAAACCGATTAGTGGTAAGAACCCGAAGAGCAGGAGCTTTGGACGAGATATTCCCCTGGACTATGCAAAATATCGATCTTGCATTAAACCAAACAGGATACTGTGGCACTCCTATTTGCTTCTCTGATGCTGAACTGTTTCAGTATTATGGGAAAGTCCTTCAGGGATGTTGTGCAGATCAGGGTGTCGACCTTGGTGAATTGGCAAGAGTTCACGGAAAGGCCGTGGCTTATGACAGACGAATCAGAGCAGCTTTCGGAGATGGAGAAGCTTTGGTTATTCAGCCAGGAGCCCAAGCTTTACTTATGTATTCTCAAAACGAGTTCTTTGATGACGCAGGAGTGAGAAGCATATGGGGTACGGGAGACTTTACTCACATGGTAATCTTTGGCCCGTCTGGTCTTAAAATGGACTTGAACCTACAAACTACTTGTGGTGGGCTTCAGGTTGTTTTGACTGCGACTACTCAATTAGTGTCGTTGCCAGATGATCAGTTTGGAACTGGAGACTCTAAAGACGGCGTTAAATGGGCTAACGTTATCTTAGTAGACAACTCTTAATAAAATGGGGGGATTAATTTCCCCCCTCCTTTTATGGCTTGTTTCGATGATTTTGTTACTGTAGAGGGTAGCTGTAATGATGCTACGCCTGAAAGCGGTCTTACCTTAAAAAAGGTAGGATTGCCTATTTCTGAGCTTAATGAACTCGTAACAGATGATTACGATAACGGAAAAGCTTTAGGAGAGGATAAGATAGATTTTGCCATTACCCTCCTTACAAACGAGATAAACCAGCATTTCGCTGATAAAATCCGCACTAACTCAGTCTTAGAAAATCATAGGCTAGGATTTACTCAAGAAAACCTAACCGTAGAGCCAGGAAGTAAGTTTAAAGGGATTAATGTTGAGCTATGCAGTAGGGATTACGTTGACTTTTATTTGTCAGAGCTTAGCCTTCAGCTAACTACAGGGGGCTTAGTTAACATATTGGTCTTTGATTTACTTCAAAATAAGCTCTTAGATACCTTACCTATTACTACAGTAGCTAATGAGATAGTTACTATTTTCCCTAATAAGACTTATCAAAGTAATTTAAGGGATCTTCACCTGGCGTTTATTTACGACTCAACGGCCAATAGCTCAATAAGAACAACTTTAAGGACTGGGTGTACTTCGTGTAGCAATAACTTGCATAGGTTTAATCAACACGTTCAGGCTAGGGCTATTAAGATTGACGGCGCAGACGCTAAGATAGATTCAAATCTTGAAGGTATAGGCGACACAGGAGGGATGTCTTTAATCTACTCTATTAACTGTAATAAGTTAGACTGGATGTGCGCTCAAAGAGACATATTAGGGACTACCATATTATATAGGGCTGCTTTTGAACTAGCTGTACATGCTTTGCATGTCGCCCAAAACCAACGAACCAATACCAGCGTAAGCATTAATACTGATGTGTGGGAAGATAGGATGGGATTTTATGAGATGAAATGGAAAGAGCAATTAGATTCTGTTCTCAAAAGAATAAGGCTGCCAAGAGGAAAGTGTTTTGAATGTGCGATAAGAAGTAAACAAACTGTAATTCTACCGTAATGGCTAGTGTAGGTGATCTTGCGAAAAAGTTTAAACAATTTGCTGCTGAATTTGCTACGGGTAAAATAGTCGAACTCGCCGCTAGAGACACTATGACTCTTAGTGTGCCTAGGATATTTCAAAAAGGCATAACTACTAACGGAGGGTCTTTTACTTATTCTACTAAGCCTGGTTACTTTACGAACGGTCCGAAGGCCAGTAATAAAAAAGGCAAGACAGGAAAAACCATTAAAACAGGATTTTACCCTGGCGGTTATGCTGAGTTCAGAAGTCAGCAGGGGCGTGAAAACTCTTTTGTTAACTGGAGACTAACCAATGAGCTCCAAAGCGATTATGCTAATGCTAAGATTTCCGTTAAGGCCGATCAAGTCGCCAAAGGAGTGCCTATTAAAGTAAACAACAATACTTATTTGATTACTCTAAACAAACAGATTAACATCGATAAAAAAGCAGGATTAGAAAAAAAATATGGAACTATCTTTCAGTTAACTGTAGATGAAGAAGTTCAATTCACCAAAACCAGTGATTTCTTGCTTGGTAAATTAGTTAATAAGGTTTTCGGTGCTTGATGTTATCATACCTACTTTAAATACTCAGCTTAAAACCCTGAAGTATTTTGAGCAACGCTTCGAACTTGCAGGGCAGATTACTGACGGCAACGGTAAAGTACAACCTAAAATCTATTGTACTAAAGGCCAGTTAGATAGCATTAATTTAGATAATAAAAACGGGGTAAGCTATTGGAGGAAATCAGATCCTATCACTGTAACGACTGAAGACGCAGAACAGCTAGTGGCTTGTTTGGATTATTATCAATTTACTTTTCCTCTAGTCCTCGTAGGCGCTGTTCCTAAAGATAGGCTAAGCAAAGATGATTCTTATTCAGAGGACAGGATGATTATTACTATTATTAAGGCTTTGGCTGAGACAGGACTTAAAACGGCCTTAAAAGCAAAACAAGTAGATGTCAACCCATCTGGTTATGAGACGAATAATGTTAAGGTTTTGACAGAGGAATATTCTACAGTTGATAATATCAATTATAACCTGGCTTATTTTTCGTTAAGGATTGATATAGTGGTGCTTATAAGACAAGACTGTATAATAGGAGAGTGTGACTGATGGAAGACTTAGGAGTATTTGTAGGGTTTTTAGCTTTGATAGGCGGACCTTTAGGCGCTTGGGTTATCATTAATAAAGCCATAGCTAAGCTAATAGCTGAAAATAAGGCTATGGAGAAGCAATTTACTTCTTTAGAGATCAATGTAGGAAAAGAAGTTAAGCGCCTTGAGGATGACTATAAAGAGCGATTCGAAGTAGTTAAAGGTGATCAGGATAAGTACGAACAGCAAGTAGATAGAACATTAAAAAGCATCTTTAGTAAGATGGAGGATAATAAAACTGAAATCTTAACCAAGATAGAGGGCGTCACTAAGGAGATTACAGAATTAAAAATCAAAATGAATAGATGATAAGCATACAAGACTTAATGCGAGTAGCGAATCTCAAAGGATATAAGATTTTTGAGAACGACTCAAGACCTTATAATATAAACCATTGGGGTATACGTAGCTCAGGAGGGGAGTTTAATGATGAATTTCACCTTTTCTGGAAGCACGAAGGCAACTGGAGTCACTTAATCCATAAAGGAACCACAGATCCAGGGAAGTATTATTTAGAAAATCCTTTAAACGAAAAGGGATGTGCTATTCTGCCTGAAGGCCAATACTTAGGAGGGTGGGAGCTAGGAAGGCATAAAGGAGCTTATGACGCTTGGGTACAGCGCAAAGAAGTTAAGGTCTTTAGAGACAACGACAGAAACGCAGAGCTTGATTTAAACAAGTTAAGTGATGAGGGATGGTATGGCATTAATCACCATAGAGCACATGCAGAATTAGAAGTTCCTAAGATAGGCAAGTATAGCGCGGGATGTCAGGCAAGATTAAACCCTTATGAATATGCCGAGTTTATATCGGTAAGCAAAAAGGCTTCTGTTATTTGGGGCAACGCATTAAGTTATACATTAATTAACATAGACGACTTATGACATTTATTGGAAAACTACTAAGAGGTGTAAAAGGAATAGGCTTACAGTTACTTAATACAGCCATCCCTAATCTAACATCAAACAAGGCAATGGAGACTGGAGGAGAAGGCAAAACACACATTCCTTCAGCAATAGTAAGCTGGATATATGCTTTAATAGCTTTAGTTTCGGTGGCTTGGACTTTATACAGATTAGCTACAGGCGCAAGCGCGGAAGAAATTACGGCAGAACAAGACTTGATTAATTCAGCAACAAATTAGTATCTTAGAGCTTTCTAATTTGATTAGTAAATACGCTTTGAAGGCCTGTTATTGAGTTAGCGGGCCTTTATTGTACAAGGATACGCTAGGCTGAAGACACCAAATAGTTTTCTACCAGGCAATAAAAAAGAGCCTCATAATCAAATGAAGCCCTTTTTGCCTTTGTAGAAACCCTTAATAAATGTGTCTTACCGCTTTACTAAGGGAAAAGATTTTACCACCCCACGGGTTTTTTACAACTAGGGCAATTTGCTTGTTTACCAAAAAACGGTCGTTTACACTCTGCCTGACCGCAAGAATATTGCTTATAACCATTAGTGTACATGTCTGATAATATTTTCCTCATAGAGCCTATATTAGAAGACATTACAAAAAAAGCTATTAATAATACTAGGTTTAATCCTATTGATATAATTTCCATCATTATTGTAGTCTTTGAAGTTTACAAATGTCTGATTCTGATACTATAGTGCCTGATTGAGTCCATAAACTATCCTTATCGTAAGCCAAATAAGAATGGCTCCCTGGTTCTAAAAACACCCTTCTTCCTAATGTGCTTGGTTGTTCGCATGAAGGGGTGCCGCTTGAAGCCCCGTTTAAACGATCTTCATAAATCGAATCGTTAATCATTATCACAACAGGCAGGTTTATTTTACCAACATCTGCTGTAGTCAAATAAAATGTAATTTTTCCCTTTGCTGGAGTATTATCTGGAGGATCTACAGGACCATCCTCTTTCTCACAACCACCTAACACCAAGGCAATTGACACAATTAAATACGCTCTTTTCATAATATGTTTTTGTAAGTTATTACGTTAAATTGGCTAAATAGTTTAATTTATCCAAAAACCTTACACCAATATATCATAATCACACTTAAACAGATCCTTCGATACATACCTTACATCCTTGAACATATAACTAGCTGCACTCCTTTTAGAATCTCTTTTCCTTACATCACACCGATTAAAGACTTTGCCTTGTTCTTTATAATGTGACACGTCCTGCCACAACAATCTTAACGTTTCGAACTCCCAAGGGAATTGTACTTTTAATAAAGCATGAATGTGATAGCCATCCTTTACCTTAAACCTTTCGGCAACCCAAAACATCCAACTGTCTTGTCCTTCGATTTCTAGTTTACTGTGGTATCTCACCATGATTCTTCGGGCGCTTTTCAAACTCATTTCGTAAGGCGTTGTGAACGTGCAAAAATAATTCCAAGGGATAGTTTCTATCCAGGTTGCGTAGGTTTCTAACATTTTATTTGAAAGTTTTTTGTAAATTTATAGCCCCGCCTACCTCGATAGGGGAGGGCCCTTTAACTACCCAAAAATTCTAATTAACGGAACATTAATTATAAGACAAACGATTCGCTAATAAATATACCCTTAGGATGTTATAATGTGTGTTTCGCGCTAATATCGCCCTCCAAAGCACTTTTTTTAGAAGTTTTCTCCGATAAAGCCCCTCTTTAAATTCATTTCCTTGTTTTTCCATAATTATTTATTTAAAATATTGATTATCTGTTAGTTATAGTTTTTTAATGTGCATGAGCCAGCTATACAAGCGTATATTTTATTGTACACTGTAATCATATGACCACAAACGTAACGGATATATATGCAATCTACAAGATTACTTATGAACAACTGTTTTGTGCAAAACTTTAACAAACCTTACATCTGCACAATTTTATTTACATTATCTTGGCTTGTTTTGCTTGACACGAACGAAACATTAGTGTAGCTTTGTGCGTATATATAAGAAACAAACAATCATAAAGATGTTAGGAAGACTGATACGCGTCGAAAGAGCCAAACAAGAGATTACTCAAGACCAGCTAAGAATATCCGCAGGAATATCGCAAACCTATTTAAGCGCAATTGAAAATGACAGGGCTTTTCCAAGGAAAGAAACGCTTGAGTCTATACTAAAGGTGCTTAAAGTTAAGCTCGAATTTGTAGCAGATGAAGTTTAAAACAAAAACGTGTCTTGATTGTCCGAGCGCAATAGAGTTTAAAAGACCAAAGGCCAGAAGATGCGAGAAGTGCGCTTACAAGCGACGCCTTAAACAAATACAGGCATCTAAGGACAAAAGAGCTGGCGACCCTGTATTTGCCAATAAACGAATTGCGCGAGGTATGGCCAACTATGCGTTAACGAAGGGAAAATTAACCCGTCCCGAACGCTGCGAATTATGCAACCAAATACCCATCCCTTTAAAAAACGGTCAATCAGGGTTAAGGATGGATCATTATATGGGTTATGGTGAAGAAAACTGGCTTAACGTACAATTCATTTGTATTCCATGTGACACAAAACAGATTAAAGAAGATCGAGAAATAATATGACCCAACTAAACAACATAGAATCAGAGCGAGAGAGGCTTAATAAGAAGCTTTTACTCTTAGAAACAATAGAAACAGCGTCAAGGGAGCTAGAAGCTCTTAGGAATGACTCTACTGATACTTTAGAAAAAGAATTAAACATTCATTTGTTGTGGGAAAATTACAACGAGTTATGAAAAAATCTAAAGAGATATGGAGAGACATTGAGGGATTTGAAGGGTCGTACAAGATTAGTAATTATGGACAAGTTAAGTCTTTAAGTAGATATATTTTATTTAAAACAGGATATATCAAGGACCATAAAGGCGGCATGTTGAAATTTAACGTCAATAAAGATGGATATTGCAGGATATGTCTTCGTGGCATAAAAGGCGATACACACCTCTTTATACATCGGTTAGTCGCAAATGCGTTTATTTTAAACCCCGAAAACAAACCATTTGTTAATCATAAAGACTTTAATCCTTCTAATAACGAAGTGTCTAATTTAGAATGGGTAACTCATCAGGAAAATATACTGCACGCCAGAAATAATAGGCCTTGGAGAAAACTAGACATAAATAAAGCTAAACAGATTAGACATCTTCTAAATGAGGGCGCTGAAAGAAAATCAATACAGAAATGGTATGGCGTTAAGGAGATGACCATAAGTGATATATTTAATAACAAGACATGGAGAACTGAAACCTATAATCATATACAAGATGGGGAAAACTAAAGAACTATTCATGGATACTTACGATGACATGGAAGAGATCCGTGTTTTAGAGGCCGAGTATTTAAAAGAATTAACTCAATCAAGAAAAAAACAAAAGAAATGAATAGGAAATTTATAGCGCTTTGTGTGCAGACAATAGTAATGTTTGGCATATGGTTTATATGGTCATTTGTAGGTGACTGGATGGAGATAACAGGAGTTTTTGGTGATACCGAATGTCTTGATGAAAATGGTTGTGGTTTCGGCAGAGGAGATATATCATGGGGCAATAGGCATTATCTATGGAACTGGTGTTGGTTTATAATATCGGTGATTATGATAATACGCGTAATAGCAATATCCGTACAAAAATTTGAAGACAAATGAAAAGCAAAATAACAAACATAGAACAGGTAGGTGAGTTTAGTAATGATCACGGGCAGTTTTATACTTACGAGTATACCTTTGAGAATGGAGAATCAGGACAAGCCGCCCACAAGACCCAGGGAGTAGACACTTTAAAGAATAAGAAAGGCGACGAGAAGGAATTTGAAATAACCACTAATGACCACGGATCTAAAATAAAGTGGATAAAAGATGAATTTACACCAAGTTCTAAAGGGAAATCCTATGGCAAAAGCATTGAAGAGCAATGGCAGATAGCCAGAAATTCAGGACTTACAAGAGCTGAGGGATATTTTGCTTCTAACGAATACCTAGAAGAGACTCAATACGGAACTAAAACCTCTCAACAGATTGATGTAGCTGAGATATACGCTAATTATATAATGAATGGCAAGTAGTAAGTCAAAAATATTGAAAGGTGAGATTTGCCCTTACTGTGACAGCGAAACAACACTCGTTAAAGACTTTGTTGTCTATGCTGGCGGTTACGGAGGTCATGTAATTGTTTGTGAGAGATACCCTGATTGTGATTCGTATGTAGGAACGCATAAAGCTACCAAGAAGCCTTTAGGGAGACTAGCTGATAAGAAGTTACGTAAAGCTAAAATAAAGGCTCATAACGCGTTTGATGTGATGTGGAAGAAAGCCAATAAGATAAGGGGTGGTAATTGGCGTAGAAAGGCTTATGCGTGGTTAGCCAACGAAATGGATATAGAAGTAGATAAATGCCATATTGGAATGTTTGATTTGGCACAGTGTAACGAAGTAATTAAAATCTGTAATGAACCCATTTGAAAACATAGTATACGCTAGAATAACCTTACTTGAACGAGACGGCACATGGAGCCCTGAGCCTGACATTACTTATTATAAGTTTAAGATAGAGATAGTTAATGAGTTTGATAAAAAGTTTTCAGGCGTGTTCTTTCAGCAATATCTTAAAGAGGTAGAGGACTTAGGGTTTAAGGTAGGGGGCTGGCATTTCCACGAGGTAAAAGACGGTAAAATAAAAACTCAGGTGTAGTTATGGGAGAAATGGCAGATTATTTAAATGACGAAATAGAAAAGGGCGAAAGCTTAGTTCTGGATTTAAAAACTAAAGAAGAGTTTTGGGTTGATAATATGGAACTAATGTACACGGCTTTATATGATGATGAATCAAAGTATAAGATTTTAGAAGAACATTAAAATGAACGAAGAGAAAATTAATTTACTTATCCTCAACTGTATGTTAATCATAGTTGTAATCCTCTTTATATGAACACATTAGAGACAATATCAGGAATAATTGAAGAGTATAATCAATGCTCTAAAGAAGATGTTACTAATATTCTTCTTTTGAGAGACCGTTTAGCAATCGGTTCGTTTCGTCTCGCAGAGATCACAGGAGATGCTATGACACAGTATTTAAGGGACGAGTTCAATTATAAGATTGAACTAGCCCAATCCATTGAGTTTCATTCAAAGAAGTTCTCTCACGCCGCCTCTAAAGAGAAAGCAATGATAGAGAAGCGTCTCGAAAAAGAAAAAGAGATAATCTCAGAGGGGTATAAGAACAAACTAAAGTTAATTCTAAACCAGGTAAATGAAGTTTTAGGAGCCATGAATCAACGAATAAGCGTAGCTCAAAAGGAACGTTATCATGCTAATAAACAGGTTTAAAACACAAGGAATATGAAAAAGAAAGATTTAAAAACAGGAATGATTGTACGAACGAATGAAGGAGAACTACGCGTAATGCTGGCAGGAACAGCTATAGGCGTTGGAAAATCAGGAGGTATCATTAACGACAGAATAAATAGCGACTTAACAGTAGATTGTGGAGACAGGGATATTACACACGTATATAGCGAGCCCCAAAAAGCAACAGATTTATCTGGTAATTTTGAATTTTGGTTAAAGGACGATAATATTCTGAAACATTGTGAATTGCTTTGGGAGCGCCAGCCGCCGCAAGAAATGACCTTGGAAGAGGTAAACAAAGAGCTAGGTTATAAGGTGAAGATAATAGAATGACACCGAAAGAATTAGTAAAAACTACTTTAGAAAACCACTCTTTAGCAAGGGACAAAGACATTGTATTAATTTACCGAGTTTTAGAGCTTATTAATCCTCAGTACCCTGCTATGTCTTTACAGGCAATTTTGGGAAAAATTGAGAGGAAAGAGATCCCTAGTTTCGGCACAATATCCCGCTGGGGAAGAAAAATAAAAGAAGAAAACATCTCTTTAAGAGGTAATGAATATCGGGAGAGAAAATCTAAGAAAGTAGAATACGTACAAGGATTAATGAAATTATGAGTAAGACAACAACCTTAGAAATAGAAGTTGCTATCATGGGATATTTCGGGGTAAGACAAAATTTAATTGTTCCTAATGCAAGTTGGGGAGCCGCATCTGGTTTACATGAATGTGATTTAATAAGCTTATCTGTGGCTGGTTATGCTACTGAAATTGAAATAAAAGTAAGTGTTAGCGATCTAAAAAAAGATAAGGAAAAGAGGCACGGACATCAACACAATCACATTAGATATCTATTTTTTGCTGTGCCGCTTAAAATGAAGGATAAGGCGTTGGCTGAAATACCTGAACGCGCGGGGCTTTATACAGTTGAAAAGAAATGGTACCAGAATTTACTATGCCCTAAAGGTAAGTGGGTTTATTATGTTCGTATCGAAAAAGGATGCGAGCCAAATAAGAGTGCTGTTAAGTGGACTGAAGCCGAACGATTTAATTTGGCTCGCTTAGGTACAATGCGCATACACGGCCTTAAGAAAAAATTAATGAATAAGATAGTTAATAACTCTTCGGATTAACCTCTCTTTACTATTGAGATAAAGAATATTTTATAGTACTTTTGAAGTAAGTTTAAAAGAGCATAAGTATCGTTTTTTCCGTACCTTAGAAAAACGAATATACTACAAGCATAGGAGCTTTGTGAAATGGAGGAGTACGGACCCGAATTTTGCAAGGCTCTTTTTTTTAAACCAATTATTAAATATTATGAATTACAAAGATGTAAAAGCAAAAGACGTAACAGTCTATGAAACGCGAGATTATAGTCGTTTCAAGAAAATCAAAGGCAATCGCGCCTTAAATAAAGGTCAATTAAAAAAGATGGCCCTTACTATTAAGGGCGATAAAATAAATATTATGTCGGCCGCCCCTATTTTGGTTGATGACAGCTACAGCATAGTAGATGGCCAACACAGATTCCATGTGTGTAAGGATTTGAAATTACCAATCTATTATATTAAGAACGGCAGTATTAAAATCCAAGGAATTGCTAAGCTAAACTCTAACACCTCAACATGGAAAGGCGCCGACTATATTAAATGTTACTGTAGTTTAGGAAATGAACACTATAAGAAGCTTAAAAGGTTTATAGAAACATATCCTGTCCCTGTTTCAAGTGCTGTAGGATTAATGATGACTGGCAAAGCAAGACTGGACGGCACACAGTATAAAAATGCCTTTAAAGACGGTGATTTTAAGTGTAACTATTTAGTATTCGCGCAAGAAGTAGGGCAGATGGTTGAGGATTTAAAACCTCATATAGGGCGGGTCACCATGCACTTTATTGCCGCGCTGTGCAGCCTGAACAGAAGCGATAAGTACGACCATGAGACAATGATGAAAAAGCTCAAGTCTAAAGGCAATATTATTAACCAGCAAGAACGTAAAAAGTCTTGGATTATCGAGATAGAGAAAGCGTACAATTTTCATAACCAAAAACTAATCAGGATTGTTTAATGGCTAAACGATTTACCGACACTGATAAATGGAAAAAGAAGTTTATAAGGGGGCTGAACTCTCCTTATAAGCTCCTTTGGTTTTATATATTAGACGACTGTGATCACGCTGGAATATGGCACGTAGATATTGACGTAGCTAAAATAAAGATCGGAGCTGTAATCGATGAAAAAATCGCGGTGCAAAAATTCGCGGGCAAAATCCTTCCTTTTGATAATAACGAAAAGTGGTTTATACCAGATTTTATCCATTTTCAGTACGGAGAACTGCGAGAAAACAACCGAGCGCATCTTTCTGTTATTAACTTGTTGAATAAGTATGAGTTAACTAAATATCTGGAAGGGGCTAGTATGGGGCTAGTAAGCCCCTTGGAAGGGGGTAAGGATAAAGAACAAGATAAAGATATGGTTAAAGATAAAGTTAAAGGGAAACACCTTTTCTTAAATTCTGAATTTTACCAAATAGAATTATTCCGCGCGAAATTTCAGGAGGAGGAAAAGTACCTTTGTTTTGATTTAGACCACTATCACGAATCCATTAAAAACTGGAGCGCAGAAGGCAAGATGAAATTAGATTGGATTGCCACGGCCAAGAACTGGATGTTACGCGACTTAAAAGAAAATAAAGCAAAATTGAATGAGCAATTTACAAAAACAAACGGGTGGGCCAATTGGGTTAATAGCCCAAGCGAGGCAGGGAATATTAGTAACTGATTCGAAGGACGAGCAAATCAAAGCTACGTTAGCGACGTGCTGTTCTTATTTGGGGATTTCAAATCAGCCTGATAATTTCGCCACCACAATCTTAATCAATTTCGTAAAAGAGAAGTTAAATATCTATACCCTGGATGAAATGATTTTAGCTTTTAAAAACCTTGCAGCAAACGAATATATTTGCGAACACGAGCACTACGGAAAACTCTCCCCTGCTTATCTGAAGGACGTTATGGATGCCTACAAGTACTGGCGTGATAAACACAGGGGCGCAGAACAAAGAAAAGAACTGGAGCCTTCGGGGATTGTCGCTCATATCGATTACAAGGATTGTTGGCAATTCATAGACGCTTATTGTCAGAGAGAAAAGAAAATGCCTTGCGGAGCTAACTGGAGTCAGGCTTACGATTATATGTTTAGAGAGAATATCATAAACCCGACCGATGAGGAAAAGGCTAACGCTCGCTATGTCGCCGCGCAAACGAACAGCGTAAAGGACAAAGCGGAGTTTTCGCGTGCCTGTAAAAAAGAATACGTGTTACAATACTTTGAAATGAAATACGGACTAACAAGACCAACCCAAATACTATAACTATGGAGATAGACTTAACATTAGAAATTGAAATCCCAATGATGCCTAACTTTTTGAGAATTAAAGATCAAAAAACCACTATTGATATAGGCGCTTTATCTGAAGAAGCATATGAGAAATTTGAAAAGAAATACACAGAAAAGCTTCGTCATCATTGGGAGAAAAGAAAGCTAACTATTTGATAACCAACACCACAGACAATGGAAGAAGTAAAAACACTAAGATTTGAAATATGGGATAACGGCGACATGAGTGTAACCGCCTCGTCATTTGAGCAAGCAATGGAGTTAATTCAGGCAGAGCTGGACGAACACCACTTAGATGAAAAAGAGCTTTACCAATACACAATCAATCCAAAATGGATGACTGATAAAGAATGGTTAGCGTTACCAGAACAGTTTTAGCCCATGAGATGCCTTCACTGCAATATTAAATTCGAAAAGAAATACCGATGGGAAAAAGTAATACTATAAAGCACCCAATGAATCAAAAACATAAAGGGAGTTATTGTGAATTATTAGTTTGTACCTGGTTACTAAAAAAAGGATATGAGGTATTTTTAAATGTCTCATCACATGGAGAAGCCGATTTAGTTGCATGGATACCTGGAGAAAGAAAACCTACTTTTGTAGACGTTACCACGGCTATGGTTTATCAGTCAAAAAGCGGCAAAAATAAACTGAATTACTCAAAAGAAAAGGACAGAAACGATTACGGCATATTAGTTATTGTAGTCGATATAGAAAAAGAAAAATGTTATTGGTCAAAAGATTTACCAGATGAGCAAGAATAATATTATCGAGAATAGAATAAAAGAGCTTAAGCAACAAAAGCCATCTAAAAAGGGAGATAATGCCGCCACGGGCTTAAAAAAGGGCTCTAGCGCCAAATTAAAGCCTAAGAAAAAGAAACGCAAGGATACCGTAAGTAGTCTAACAAGAAAACTAGATAAATTATTTTCTCAATATATTCGAATGAGAGACACAGACGAAAACGGTAACGGACACTGTTGTACTTGTGATAAGTCACTTCATTACAAAGAGGGCCATTGCGGTCATTTTATGAAGCGAGGAAGAAAGACTACAAGGTGGAATAATCTTAATTGCGCTTTGCAGTGCCCAGGATGCAATACTTATAGAGACGGGGAGCAATTTAAGTTCAGCATTTATATAGATAAATTACACGGAAAAGGTATTGCCAAGGCAATGCTTGATAGAAGCAAAATGGACTGGAAGCCAGGGCTTAATGAATTAAGAAATTACATTGAACACTACAAGAAAAGAGTAGGCGAGTTAAAAAAAGAAAAGAATTTCACAATTCAATCCTCCTAAAGTAAGGATACGATTAAGAAAAGAGATTAACGCCCGTTTGGGTATTTACACATAAAAAATATGACAGTAGGAACAAGAGAACAAATAACAGTGCAACCACTATTAGACCTGGAGGAATATGGCAATAGAATAGTAGCAGGAGAGATGACAAAGCCTTACAAACCAAAAGCCTACAGCTTAACGGGCATGTTAAAGCCATTACCTATAATGGAAGAGCTGGCGAGGGCTGATGTAAAGCATGAATCCGAGCGAATAATGATAACGGTAGCCAATAGATTTGCGGTTAGGAGGCAGGATCTAATCAGTAAAAAAAGAGATAGGATATTCGTGACAGCGAGACAAATTGGAATGTATATCATACACACTACGTTCGATGGGAGGATGAGCTTAAAAGCCATTGGAAGGATGTATAAGAGGGATCATGCTACGGTAATACACGCAGTAAAGACGGTAACTAATTTAATGGAAACCTCCAGGGCGTTTTCTAAGCAAGTAGAGAGCCTGATAGACTTGTGTTATGAACAATAAATAATAGAATTGTTAATAAATTAACTTGTAATTGTAACAAAATGTTAGTATGTTGCGTACAACAAAGAAACCGAGACACCAAATAATATTTAACGATAGTGAGGGGATCTTCGGAAGTAGGTTCTCGGAAAACCGCTTCCACCCTTCACGCCACTAAAAACCGAGAATTATGGAAAATCAAGTAACAATATCCAAAGGAACCGAAGTAGAATGTTCAAGAAACGGGTTTAGAGAAAGGTTTAAGTTGCACGAAGATATAACAGTGTGTCCTTATGAAAGCTACACCTGCGAAAAGTACTTATATTTTGGCTTTAAATTCCCTTTATCTAAAGGGCTTACATTGTGTCATATTAAACAGGAGGACAAATAATGGTATCACCAAGACTACAAAAAAGAAACCTAAAAGAATCAAACTACGATTTATTCGGAGAGGTATTAATGGACCTCAATCAACTCCATCTTACTACATTAAACAATGATTTCGACTTAGATAACATATCGGACGGAAAAGAAAAAAGAATGATAATAACACAAGGCAAGTTAATAGTATTCACTGACGGTGATAATACGGTGATATTCAACGAGCCCGAACCTTTAATAGAATATGGATTAATACAAATCACCAGAACAGAGAGATGGACTTATCAAATGGAGGATAAATAATGAGAGGATATTACGGAATCGGAATAGAGAATACCAAAACTAAGATGAATATAGGAACGCTATGGAGATCAGCTTACGGCCTTGGAGCTTCGTTTATCTTTGTAATAGGCAATAGATATAAAAAGCAGGCCAGCGACACTGTAAAGGCTATGAGGCATATCCCTATGTATCATTATGATACTTTCGATGAGTTTTACGACAACATGCCAAAAGACTGTAGGTTAATTGGCGTTGAATTACATGAAAAGGCGAGGGATTTAGCTACTTACGGACATCCAGAAAGAGGGATTTACTTATTAGGCGCAGAGGATAACGGGCTCACTAAAAAGGCTCTTGAGAAATGCCATAGCCTTATTCAGTTTGACAGTAAATATTGTTTAAATGTAAGCGTGGCGGGCAGTATCGTTATGTATGATCGTCAAACAAAACTAAAAACGGGATAATGAACGATACGAAAATCATCTTCGATATTGTAGTGAGAGAATGTTGCGTAAGCAATCCCCAAAAGAAAAAGATATGATAGAAATAAACATAACTCAAGAGCAAATAGAAGAGTTAAAGAATGATAAGAGAGCAACAATAAAAAACCCTAATGGTATAGCAGAGATATATTTAAGCATCACTACAAGAGTTCCTTTAACAAAGGTAAGTATAACCCCAGGAGAGATAAACATAAGACTAGGAATAACCTATAAGGATGTAATGATGTTAGAGGAGACTGGACTTTATGTAGGAGATGGATTTGAATTAAAACTAAAGAAATAAAAAGATGAAAACAGAAACAAAAAAGAAAAAGTGGCTTAAGATAGCCCAACAACACCAGGATTTAGACATGTTTATTCAGGGATGTTGGATAGACGAAGAACAAAAAACCAAGAAGGGATTTAAGGGTTGTTTTTTCGGCTGCATGACACAGGCAGAAGACAATACGTTAAACGAGGCCTCTAAGGTGATGGAGCTTCCTTTGTGGTTGGTTCATGTATCTGAGAGGATATTTGAAGGACTTCCAGAGAAAAAGGCTATTAAGTTTCCCGTTCAGTTATTAGAGGCGATAAGTCCTAAAAAAGATTTGGAGCAATCTTGGAAAGACTTTCAATATAAATTATTGATGGATAAAAAGAGAGGCCAGATAACATTTACCGAGAAGGACTCAGAACAATATAAAGCTGTTATTCAGTGCGCTAATCTGTTTAAGATGGATAACATAGATGAAGATGCTGCTGAGTCTGCTGCTTGGTCTGCTGCTAGGTCTGCTGAGTCTGCTGCTGAGTCTGCTGCTTGGTCTGCTGCTGAGTCTGCTGCTTGGTCTGCTGCTGAGTCTGCTGCTTGGTCTGCTGCTAGGTCTGCTTGGTCTGCTGCTGAGTCTGCTGCTTGGTCTGCTGCTGAGTCTGCTGCTAGGTCTGCTGCTAGGTCTGCTGAGTCTGCTGCTAGGTCTGCTGAGTCTGCTGCTTGGTCTGCTGCTGAGTCTGCTGAGTCTGCTGCTAGAGGATCGCACTATGAATGGATGAGAGATTTACTTATCAAATGCGTGGGATAGTGAGCGATTTGAAAATCACCCGTAGGGTATTGGAGAGAGCGAAAGATCGGAACGAATCCCCATAACTAACTAATTATTAACCCAATATAAATAACCAAACCCTTTAACAAAGATGGAAGATAAAGTAACATTATATTTTGAAGAAAACTGGAGTAAGCATTTTACATCATACCCAGACGAATACAGCATCGAATTAGAATGGTTCAACGGAGACGGTGAATACATGACAGACAGAGCTAAGATTACAGGTAATTGGAATAACGGAACGAGTGACTTTTGCTGTATAATGTATTCTGAATTAGATTAAACCAAACAAAGAAAAAGACTAATGGAAAGAGAAAACGCAAATCAACACGGAGACCGTTATCAAGAAGGTGGCGAAGAGTATATGGTAGATCATTTAAATGGAGTGGATTGGCATGTACCCCGTGAACGTGATCCAGAAGATGAATATACTGCTGAAGACAAGGAAATGGACGATTGGCTCAACGACTATTAACACTTAACATACACCTACAAATGGAGAAAGCATGAGTAAAGGAAGCTTAGAGGAACAACAACGGCAGAGTAAAATATTAAATGATGTTATCGCCGACTTAGATAAAAAGAAGCGGTTCAGGAACACAATGATTAAGATAATATTTATAAGCTTATTGTCTTACGCCTGTGGGTTTGTTACGGCAATGTCGTGTTTGCGATAGTAAGCGATACGTAAATCCTCTGTAAGAGATTGCAGTGAGCGCACGTTGTGAAACAATCGCCCTAATTATTTGAATATTAAAAGATTAAGACCCAATAAAAAACAGAAGAAAGATGGAAACAACAATATTTTATGAAATAGCAACAACAATCCTTATGCTGACCTTTGGAGCTATAATAGGTAGTATATGTTCTTCATTACACGGCATTAAGAAAGAATTGAAGCGAAGGAATAACATTGAGGAATTAAAAAGTAAGCTTTAACCCCTAAATAACAAACACATAAAAGAAACGATAATGGAATTAGAATTAACAGATTTAAGAATAGGAAATGAGCTTGAGTACGGAGATCACACCACTAAGCTGGATGTAAACATGATTAGAGATTGGAGCCTTTACAGGAAGCAATTAAAACCGATTATGATAACAGAGGACTGGTCAGATAGATTGCCTTATGACGATAAGCATGGCGTCACATTGGCTTATTGTGATAATGTTATGGTATTCCACTATAAAGGTGTATGTGTAGGTGTTCGGAAGTACCTGCATGATATTCAAAATCTATATTATGCTATAACTAAACACGAGCTTGTTTGTTTGCAATAGTGCAGCGGTAAAATAAAAATTATGAAACGAATACCATTAAAAGACAATAAGTACTATTACGCCACTACGGATGGTAGAATAATATCATTTCGGGTAACGCACGAAGGGAGTGAGTTAAAGCAGC